CTCTCTTGGAATTCAGGCTTAAAATACAGCATCGCCCCCATCACGAATAATAGGATAATTGGGATTATATTACCATAAGCGAATGCTGACAGAATACCAGCTATAAATATAATAGGAGCATGTTCCTCCACTTAATCCATAAAAGTAACTGGATTCTACTCTGATTCCGAAGATCTACCAAATGACTTGGCCTTTTCTTCTTTTGATTGGAAATAAGGTGTTCCAATCATAACTCCATACTCTCCTCTGGGATCGTTGATTTATCCTTAAACACCGACTGATGCTGCTTATTTAGCTAATGCGGCCCTGTAACAATTCATCATAACCCTTTCTTGATCCGCTGATAAGGCATCTTCTTTCTTTAATTAACCTTATGACTAAAGGAACAATTCATAAGTAACGGTTAATCTTCTAAATAATGTTCTTTGGTTTAAAAATTGGTCAGTGTTTACTAAAAATTAAACTATTTTATCTACATGAGAGTTGGGTAAAAGGAGGTGATCGAATTCTAATGATAGCTTAAATTATAATATATCCTCCTCAGTCTGGCCTTCTCCGAAAACTCTTCTTACTGGATAGATTGATTGATATGAATTTTAGGTGATATCACCTACATGAGCATATCCAGTATTTTCCCCTTCCCATTTTAAAACATAGCAAGATACCATTGCTAAATTATCTCCTACTTAAACCCTCATTCTCTCAGTCCAAATTGTTTTTCCTCTTGAGGTTTCCATTATTCTGGTTTAAGCTTTTAAGAAATCCCATTAAAATACGGGATGTTAATAGGAGTATTCGTTATCAGTAGCTATCATATCACACATAGGTTATTATTTTAATCCGCCAGTGATAACTACGGTAGCTTCATTATCGTAAGCTTTGTAAATTCCATCGACTGATGGCATAGCTATAAAATTAACGATAACTAATCTACACCCATCTAAAGCTGCATTATGAGCAGCTTCTTTTACTCCTGGATAATAAACACAATCATTAAAGACTGCGACTATATTAGATGGTGATACTGGTATCTTTTCCTTTTTATCATTAATAAAGTATTTAGGTCTTTTGGTAGAGCTATCATAAGGAACTGTGGACAAGTTAACACATGATGGTACATCATGATTCCTTAAATACTTTATATCATATGGGAATATTTTACATCGGTTAGCAAAAATACCTTTAATTAAGGGTCCAGCTATTCTGGCCCATCTATGATATTTTGAAGCAATATCTTCTAGATAATC